CCCACAACGTGATAGTTTGTGATGTGCCCTTCGTCCACGCTGCCGTGGTCTTGCCAAGGTAGTGCGGCGATTGGCGTGCATCGCCCGCGGCAATTCCAGGCCTCACCCCAAGAACAATATCCGCTGCATCCTGCGCCCGGTTCCACGCCCGCGCCGAGATCGCCGATGCGAGACGCTGGCCTTTCTCGATTCTGCCGTCTGGTTTTGCCATCAGGTGCCGATCCCCAGCTGGGCAAAGTTGCTTTCCGGGTAGACCTCATTTACGTAGACGTATTTGGGCCGCTTCAACAGATCCGCCGACCCAACGCCCACCGTTGACTCGTACTTCACCCAAAGATACTCGTGGCCGCGCTTCTTAATGCCGGCGATGTTGCCGACCTTGAGGGCCTTGGTCGTTTCGCCTTGCCCGGCGTTGGGCGACGCCACGAACTTGTACGACAGCGACCACGGCCCGTCGCCGCGGTCCACATCCCAGTCCTGGTTGCCGCTGCAGCCAAGAAACAGCACCTCGCCAGGGCGGAAGGTGCGGAAGGTGCCGCTGTTGACGGTGCCGGTCATGAACGCCGTCCGCTTGATGTAGGCGGCCGTCACGTAGCTCGATGGCACGTCATAGGTCTCGGTCCATGACAGGGCCGGCACCACGATGTCGACGCCGGCGACGCTGTCGCCGTCGACGCCGATCGCCCCAAACTGGTCAGGCGTGAGCGGACCGGTCGGCCCGTAGCGGCGCTCGCCGGTCACGGTGCGGGTGACTATTGGCAGCCCGTCTGGGCCGGCCACGGCCGTGGTCGTGTCATCGTAGAGCGGGCTCTGCGTAATGTGCTGCGACCCGCCCGACGTGTCAAACGACCGCGACCGCCGGAGCGGGTCGGTCTGGCTGTCGTCGTCGGCCCCGGTTTTTTCGTAGGAGACCGTTACCTGCCACGCATCGTCGCCGAGGTAGTTGACGCTGTAGCTCTCGGCCCGCAGCTGCACGTTGGGCTGGCCTGGATAAGCCCAGTAGGCCAGCTCGCTCGAAATCTTGTCGTTGGCCTCGGCGTGGAGCTCCACGTCGTTGGTCGTGCCGAACACTTTGTAGCTTTTTTGGTACGTGCTCGAGGCACGCTTGCCCAGCCGCACGATCGTGGCGGAGCGGCTGTCGTTGTCTTCGACCCAGACGAGTGCCATGCGTGCCTAGACTCCTACAAGACCTTCTTCACTGGCGCGGGTGTTTTGCTCGATCGCCTTGAGCGTGTCGAGCTGCTTCTGTGCCAGGCTGCTGCCAAACCCAAGGCCACCCAACGCCATCGACGAGAAGGTGCCGGCCACCTCGGCGCTACTCTGGCCGGACTCCGCGGCGGCGGCCCCGGCGTTGTCTCGGATCTGCTGCGACGGAGAGCCGCCCATCGAGCTGCCGCTTTTGCTCACACGCTCTTGGGCGTCTTCAAGGGCGGTTTCCAGCGTCGCCATCTGGGCACTGGTCAGTCGGCCATTGGACGCAAGAGCGTCGAACTCTTCGTACATGCCGCGGAGGGCGTCCATCGTCGTGGCGCCTTCCACGTCCTTGAGCAGCTGAGAAAACTGGTCATTGCGGGCGCGGGTCTCACGCTTGCCTCGGGAAGCGTTGGCCACGTTGTCCTCGGCCGCCTGCGTCTCGGCCCTGCGGGCGGCTGCCCGAGCGGCGTTTGCCTGCTCGCGGTCAAGGTAGGTCTGGTCGGCCTCTGCATTTCGTTGGGACTGCCGTCTGGCAGAGTCCTCGCCCATGATGCGGCGCTGGTCTTCGGCCTGCCGCTGGCGACCCTCGATGCCCGGCCGGTCGATCTCGCGCTGTCTGGCACGGGCGGCCATCTCGCTGTCGACCTTCTCGTTTTCCTTCTTGAGGTCGTAGCCTCGCTTAATAAACGACTGCACCCAGTTCCACGATTTGCGGACCGCCGCGACCATTGCGTCGAAAGATGCCATGACACTATTGACGATGTTGTCGACCACCCCAAGGATCGGGGCGACAAACGACACGCCGGCTTGGGCGATGCCGGTAAACATCGTGTCCCAGATATTGAGAACGGCCGTCGAGAGATACGTGAACGTGTTTTGGAAGAGCGAGACCCAAGGGTCGACGGCCGCCATCAGCGTTTCCACGCCGCGCAGCCACCCGGCATAGAGGCCCAGCCACAGAATGTCCATGGCGCCAGCCAGGTCGCCTTCGGCGATCGCGGCGTAGATGCCAGAGAATGCCGTGGTCGCGATGCTGCCAAGGTCCTGAAGCGTCGTGCCGGTCGCCACGATGGCGCCCACAAACAGCCCCGAGAGAGCAACAATCGCACCCAGGGGCGTCAGCACAAACCCAAACGCCGCAGCGGCCACGCTTAGCGCGGTGCCGACGCCGTAGATGGCGCCACCAAGGCCGACAAATGTGACAATCCCTTTTGCCACCGACACCACCAACTCTTGGTTATTTTTGACGAAGGTGGTGATACCACCGGCCACGCCAGCGATCGTATCGACGACCGACTTGAGAGACGGCTCTAGTGCATCGCCAATTGCAAGCGCTGTCCCCTCAATCGCTGATAGGGCGATGCGAATCGATCCGCCCAAGCCGGCGTCCATTGCCTTGGCAGTGCGGGCTGCTGTGCCTTCAGCATTCCGCAATTCGTTGGCGAGGCCGCGCACGCCTTCCGCCGAGCTCGACAGCACATTGGCGGACGTGATGCCCAAGAGGCCAAATGCCTTGGCCATTTTCTCGGTGCGCTCGGCAACTGGCATTCCGGCCGTCGCGGCGTTGATCTCATCGAGAATGTCGATCAAAGGCTTAAGATTGCCTTCGGCATCAGTGTTGGTGATGCCAAACAGCTTCTGGAGCTCTTCGCCGCTGCCGGCCGCAATCACCGACAGGCGACGAAGGGCGGTGCCAGCCTCGCTCCCTTGAATGCCGACGTTTCCGAGCACGCCAAGGACGGCCACGGTGTCCTCGAGGTTCATCCCCAACGACTTGGCTACGGGACCAGCGTACTTGAGAGACTCGCCCAGCCCCTCGACGGTATTGAACGTAGAGTTGGCGGCCTTCGTCAGCACGTCCGCGGCTCGGCCAGCCTCTGTAGCCCCAAGGCCAAACTGACGCAGGGTCGCCGCCATGATGCCGGCGGATTGCGTGGCGTCTGTGCCCGTGGCTCTGGCGAGATCAAGCACCGCCCCGGTCATGGCATTGATTTCGTCTGGGCTGAAGCCGGCACGGCCCAGCTCAGTCATAAGGTTGGCGACCTGCACGGCCGTAAAGCTCGTCGTGGCACCAAGCTGTCGGGCGGTGTCATTGAGTTTTTGCAGGTCTGTGCCGGCGGCCCCACTGACTGCTGCGGTCATGCGGATGGCGTCATCAAACAAGGCAAACTGCCTGGCCGCCAAGGCGATCGGCGCCGCCATCGCAGTGCCGACACCCATCATCCGCGTGCCGACAGATTGCATCGAGGCACCAATCTTGCCGATGCTTTTATTCAGCCGCTGGACCGCAGCGAAAAATTTTGTGGGGTCTGCGCCGATCTCGACGAAGACCTTGCCCATCCGAATGCCTGACGCAGATGCCATCGTTTTTCCTTGTCAGACGTACTTTTGCCAATCAGGGCCCAAGAGCTTTTGGATTTCCTCGGGCGTGGCCTGCTTGCCCTTGGCCTTCTTGGCAAACGGGTTGAGTTTCGTGGGGTCGGTGGTCGGGGCGTGTTTCGGTTTGTTGATGTTGGCCTGTTGGGCCAGCAGGTTGGCGGTGTGCCACCAATCCATCTCTAGGCGGCTGTCGCGGGCGATGATGAGGTTTCGGAGGGTCCACTCGCCGGGATGGACTCCGAGGATTCCGGCGGCCTCGTAGATGGTGTGCCAGACTGTGCGAGCAGGGTCTCCATCGTCGCCGCTTCCAGCCCCGCCTCCGCCTGGGCGAGCAGTTCGCCGGCCATCTCGTCCATTTTGCTGACGAGCAGACCGACCATCTTGCGGAGGCGCTGCGGGAAAAAATCGACGAGCTCCTGCTCCAAGGCCTTGGTGCCGGCGTCGAGGGCGTCGCCGCGGAGGCCGTCGAGGAATTGCTCGCGGCTCACCTTCTTCTCGTCGCATTGCCCACGGCAGATAGCGTAGAGCACCTCGCCGATCTTGCCGTACTGGCTGCGGAGCACCTCGAGCGTGCGGGAGATGTTTCCGGCGTCGATCAGATCAAACGGCACCTGGCGGGTCTGCCGCTGGACGGTGCCGTCGGGCTGCTCGACATCCTCGGCAACGTCGAGCGTGACCAGGCCGCGGACCCGGTCCGCCGCCGCCACCGTGAGGGCCACCATCCACGGGCGGCCTTGGTCATCCCGAAACTCTTTCATGCTGCCCTCGTGCCTGACCGCGTCATCTGGGCCTCCACCGTGAAGGTCGCCACACCGTCGATCGACGCCGACTCGCTCGCCCCCGTCACCACCGCCGGGAAAGACCACGCCCCGGCGCCGCCCGAGACCGTGATCTCGGTGCCGGCGGTGATCATGGAATAGAGCGAGCCCAAATCACTGGAGTCGTTAAACTCCAGCGACACGCTGCCGGTGTACGAGACGGGGTAGACGGCGGCTGTACGCACGCCGTACTCACCGATGTCGATCGTGTTCACGCTGTACGAGAACGATGCCGACCGTGCGGAGGCGACGTTGCCGCCCACGCTAACCGTGACATCCTTCCCGAGCGTGATGGCCACGGATCAGGCCTCCCGCGCGGTGATCGTGAACGTCACGGCCCCGTCGATGGAGATGTTTTCAGTGACGCCTATGACCATAAAGGTGCCGGCCGCGCCTTGGGCCTCAAGCTGCGTCATGACGCCAGTGGCATCATGGCACTCAATTTCCCACGTCTTGGTGGTGAAGCCGGCCCTGTTGATGCGATAGCCGGGAGCGCCGCTGGCGCCGCCGCAGTTGCTGCGGTTTGTGACATCGACGACCTCTTGCTCCTCGGTGTAGGTCGCCGAAATGATGCCAGTGCCGAACGGAGGAGCATCGCCATCCTTACCGAGCTTAATTGCCATTTAAAAATGCCTTTGTTACGAGGAGGGCTGCTCGGTCCGCGTGGCCGAGACGGTGAAGGTTTTGATGCCGTCGATCGGATCCGCCTCCGCGACGTTGGTGACGATGTACGTGGCGTTTCCGGTGGTTGGCCCAGTTAGGGCAAACGTGTCGCCGACATCGACCCCAGGATCGTCGACGCACTCGAGCTCGACCGTCTGCTCGATCATTGCCTTACGAAACTTGCGGCTCGTGTCGCCAAACTTGGTGACATCGACCTCGGCGGCAGAGTTGGTGACGGTGCAGCTGCGGGCGTTGGAGACGCCCGTGATCGTCACGTCTTTGCCCAGGGTGACGGTGGCCATTGATTGCTCCTATGGACGGTGGCCGCGGGTCGCGGCGATGCGTCCAAACTAGGAGCGAAGGCAGGCGGCCAAGAGGGGGTCTGGCTACAGGCGACCGCTGGCAATGCGGTTGCGGAACTGCTCTGGGATCTTTGGCATGGCGGCCAGCAGGCCCACCTCCATGAAGCGGCGGGCCCGCACCGACCGGGTGCCGACGAAGAAGTCGCCGCGGCTGTTGTCGAAGACGCCGACATAGGCACCGCGGCTGACGATCCGCTTCCGAAACCGGCCGCTGGCGTCACGCCGCTCGCCGCCTCGGTTCATCTGCATCATGTTTTGAGGCACCTTCTGGCCGGCAAACGTCATGACCGGGGTGCGGGTGTGCCGCACGTAGACGTTTACCTGCCCGCCGAACTCATGAAGCTGGTTGAGCCACGGCACCTTGCTGGGTCCGATCACAATGGACCGGGATCGCGGGTCAAAGTCGGCCTGCACGTCGTTTCGCAGGAAGGCCTGCGGCGCCCATGAGCTGACCTTGTCGGGCCGCGGCACCTTTTTGACGAAGGCCACCACGGGGTAGCCATCCTTTTCGCCCACCTTCCACCAGCGTGGTTTCGCAAGGGGCTTGCGGCCGCTGCGGGTGCTGCCGCCGACCATCTGCCGCTGGCTCGCCTTGCGGACCTCGAGGCCGGCTTTCTGGAGGGCCGCCGCCGAGGCTCGTCCGATCAGGCGGGTCAGCTCGGCCTTGTTCCAATTGAATTTGGTTTTGCCGCCACGCTCGCCAACAAATCCCGCCATTGGCTACACCTCCGGCAGGGCGTCGGCCTCGAAGACTACGTAGCGGGCCTCGATCACAGCCCGCCAGACGTTGCGGTCGTTTAAGGCATCGTCGGGGTTGAGCGTGATCGAGACGTTTTGCGGGCTGGTCACGCCGGTCGGCCAGGTGACGCCGCCCCAGTCGTGGGCCCGAATGTAGAGCAGCACGCTATCGGCCAGGTCCATCATGCCGTCGACCTCGGCGTCGGTCTGCACATGGCGGCCGATGAAGACATTGACGATGTAATCGAACTGGCTCACCGTGCGGCTGACGCGGGTGACCTCGGCGTTGCCTGGCACCACGTAAATTACCGGGTTGGCCATGTCCTCGACATCGACGCTGGCCCAGTTCTTCCGCTGGACTGTGGCCGCCGGCGACCACGTGACATCGCCCAGCGATTCGGCCAGGGCGTCGGCAATGGTGCGGAGGCGGTTGCTCATGCAGCAGCGGAGAGGATCCGCTCCATCGAGGCGACGTTGCCCGCCAGACGCGGGTCGTCTGGGCATCGTGCCACGGCCTCCCTTGCCATGGTGAGGGCCTCTGGACGCTCGCCGAGCTCCCACAGGGCCACGGCCAGCAGGTCGTAGGCCTTCGTGCGGCACGTGGGATCGCTGCAATGCGTGCTCGGGGCGTCGGCCTCAATCGCCCGCTTGGCATAGGCCGCCACCTGCCGCCACTCGCGCCGCCCGTAGTGGCAGAACGCCAGCAGCTGCCACGCCTCTGGCTCGGCCGGCGCCGCGGCCGCTGCCTGGTGGAGGTACGATTCATCGGACCGTAACCGCCATAACGCCCGATAGGCGTAGCCTAATTCGCTCGGGGCGCAGCCATCCAACTTGACGTATGTCAAGAAGGCGTCGGCCGCCTCTGGCAGCCCGGCGTAGTCCATCTCGCGGGCGAGATACCAGTGGGCCCGCGCGTCGTGCGGGGCCTCGCGGACCGCCACCCGCAGGAGCTCGAGGTCGGTCGCGTGCTTCTTGCCGGCGTCGCGGTGGTGGTGGATCTCTAGCCCAGGGGCGAGGGCCTGCACACGGTCGCCCGTCCAGCAGACGAGACCCTCGTGGGTCGGGGCCGACCAGCGGAAACCGTGCCGGGCGTGGACGCGGTCGCACAGAAACTCCAAGCCCGGCGACCCGTCCTTCTGCCATGACCATACGTAGCGATAACGCAGCTGGTTGACGCCGTCCTTCCACGCGGCCTCGACCGCCTTCCGCCACCCCGGCTGGAGCCGCTCGTCGAGATCAAGCCGGATGCACACGTCGACATCGGGCGGCACGTGGTTGAGGCTCAAGTTGTGGGCGTCGTCCCACCGCCACGGGGAGACGTAGCCGTTGCAGACCGTAACACCAAGCTGCGTCAGGATGCCCTGGGTGCCGTCGGTGCTGCCCGTGTCGGTCACGATCCGCAGATCGGCGTCGGCGCAGCTATCCGCCCACGCGAGGCAGTGCTTTTGCTCGTTTTTGGCGAGAGCGTAGACGGCGATTTTCATGTCAGCACGGCGGACTCGCGGAGGCCATCGTGGTGCCAATCGACCCGGCGGCGCCGCTCGCTTGCGAACTGCACCACCGCCCGCTTGACCTCGGGGTTGCAGGTGTCGTCGGCCAGGATCGTTTTGCAGCCGGCCACGAGCCGCAGGTCGCGGAGGGCCCCGGCGAAGGTGTGGTCGCCGTCCACGTGTGCAAAATCGGCAGGCGGCAGCGATTTCACATGCTGCGTGTCCACCAGGATCAGGCTGGCGTCGATTGCCCACCTTTCGACCACGCTCTGCCAGTGGGCGAGGCAATCAAACGAGTCGGCGTCGCAGGCCCCGTCAATGCAGAGGTAGCGGGCGTCGGGGGCCGTTAAGGCGAACGAGACGAGCGAGTAGCCGCACCGGGTGCCGATCTCGATCACCCGCCGGGGGCGCACGTCGGCGCACACGCTGGCCTTGTGGTAGTAATGATTTTCCACCTGCTGGTTCAGGTGAAACCAATCGTGCGGCCGCCAGGCGTCAACCAGCGTCTGTTTCAGTCTCTCGCGGAACGTCATCGAGCATGGCCTCGGCGGCGTCTGCCGGCAGTTCCACGAGCCACGCCTCGGCATCCCTGATACCGAACGACATCACCACACGCTCGCCAACCACCGCCAGCCCTGCGGCGAACTCGATGGCCCGGCATTCGCGAAATGCGAACGGCCGAGACATCCGCCGCAAGATCAGCGAATTGTCCAGCCAGAGGAGGCGGTGCTCGTAGGCCCTCTGGCTGCCGATGCTGGCGACCTCATGGATGACCGCGAGGTAGCCATCGCGGAATGCGACGGCCTGGCCGCCGCCTCGAAACCGGTTGGCAATCTGCGGCGACCTGCCACGCTGGTGAAGCAGGTAGGCACCAGCGAGCCGCGGGTCGGGGTCGGCCGTCACCACATGGCCGCCATGCGATACCGCATAGAGCCAGCCGCCCGCGTATGCGCCGCCTTCGAGCGGCATCCAGTTCTTCTCGTGCTCCTGCGTCGAGAGGCTGTCGAGGATCACCAGATCGCTCAGCGCCGCTTGGTCGATGTCGAGATCGGCCACGCCAATGCGGCAGCGGCCGTCAAACGGTGCCGCATTTCGGACGGTGGCCGACACGCCTATACCCGTTTTGGTATGCCGCAGGCGGCAGTCTTCCAGCCCGGTGACGGGGTAGTCGGTCGTGGGGTAGTCGGGCTCGCTGATCGCCTTGCAGTTGCGGACCGTGAGATCGTCGGCGAACCGCAGGAGCAAGTTGTCGGTACGGATCGTATTGCCGTCGGACGCGGGCATCACGTAGCGGCCGTCGATGATCTGGTAGTTGCTCGACCGCACGACGCCGAGCAGCTCGCCCTGGTGCTCGAGCAGGGTTGGATTGAACAGGCTCCAGCCTTCGTGGGCCGGCTCCACGTCGATACGGTGAAATCGGCAGTCGGCCAGCTCGGCCAGCGGCGTCTGATACCAGAGGCGATTGTTTCGCACCTGCATCTCGACCTCCGAGGCCAACGGCATCGACAAGAGCCGATCACAGGCGCGGCGGCCGGCGTCGAGCTCGCCGGCGTAATAGGCGTGGACGGCCAGGGCTGAGAGGTGGTCTATCACGACAGCTCGAGGTAGCTGCAAACGATCTCGATGTCATCGCTGGCCGAGGGAGTGACCACGATCGAGCGGTCTTCCTCCAGCCACAATTGCGAGTTTTTGTCGACGATGATGACCGTGGCATCGGCCGGCACGCTGACGGTGCTGGCGATCGCTGTGCCGTTGCCGGCCCCATCGTCCTGGTCGTGCATCTTGACCGTCACGTCAACGGCCGAGGCGCCGTCAACGTTCGCCGCATAGAGGCTGACGATCTGAATGGCTTTCCCAGAGGCGGCGGCGTTGTTGACCACGACGGTGCCCGTGGCGCCGGTGACGCCTCGGAGCATGGTCGTTTTCGGCGTGATGGTGGTGGGGCCGACGATGTTTGCCATGGGTCACTCCTAACCGAGAGCGAGGATAAGGCCGACGGGCGACGCAGCTGCAGGGCCTGTGGGCCCCGTCACAGTCGATGCGGCGCCAGTGGGGCCCGTGATTGATTCGCCAGAGGCGCCAGTAGGCCCGGTTACGGTTGAGGCTTCGCCCTGAGCACCCGTGGGCCCGGTGATGGAATCGCCCTGCGGACCCGTGGGCCCGACCTCACCTTGGGCGCCCGTAGGGCCCGTGATGGAATCACCTTGCGGGCCTGTGGCGCCGACATCGCCCGTAGGCCCGGTGATAGAGTCACCCTGGGCGCCCGTGGGTCCGGTAATCGCATCGCCTTGGGCGCCAGTAGGCCCCGTGATGGAGTCACCTTGCGCGCCGGTGGGGCCCACGATCTGGCCGACATCGTTCCACGCCGCACCGTCCCAGATGTTTAAGCCGCCATCGTCGGTCGTGATGTATCCATCGCCGACAGCGCCGGTGTAGCCGCTGGGAAGATCAGCGAACCCGGTCACGCTGCCAACAATTTGCAGGCCGGCACCGATTGCGCCCGTGGGCCCGGTCACGTTGCTGGCCTCGCCGGTCGGCCCAGTGATCGAATCGCCCTGCGGCCCTGTGGGCCCTGTAATGGCGTCGCCTTGCGGCCCCGTGGGGCCGGTGATCGAATCACCTTGGATGCCAGTGGGCCCGGTAATCGAGTCGCCCTGTGGCCCCGTAGGGCCGGTGACCGAATTACCCTGCGGCCCAGTGGGGCCCGTGATTGAGTCGCCTTGGGCGCCCGTAGGACCGGACGGTCCGGTGACATTGCTGGCCGCCCCCGTCGCGCCCGTAGGCCCGGTCACCGATGGCCCGGTGCTCCCGGTAGCGCCCGTGGGCCCAGTGATCATCGACTGCGGCCCAGTGCTGCCCGTGGGTCCCGACGGCCCGACGGGGCCCTGGCTCAGGTCGAGGCCGCTGCCCCAGCCGCTGATCGTCTTAGGGCCATAGAGCAGCTTGCTCGAGGTGTCGAGATAGAGGTCGCCGACATTGCCCAAGGAGCCAGTAGGGGCGCCTTCGCCGGCAAGAACAGGCGACGCACCGCTAGGCAGAGAAAAAAACGGCATGGGCGACCTCGTGCCGGATTTTCAGCGGCCGGCCGCCTCGTCAGCAGGGGGTGTGGCCCTCGGCATCACCTGACGGCAGTAGCGCAACTTACTCAGTCCAACCGCTTGGCGGCGTTGAGTGCGGCAGCGGAAACGTCACAGGCTCGCCGCGCCTTGGCGACCTGTACTTTTCGCCTTGCGGCGGCATCGCAGGCAGCGGCATCCAATGCGTGACCGTCTGCGGCGAGTACGGCATGTCGCCTTCTCCCCACCATTCGCCGTTTCGCAACATCGCAACCGTCAGGTAGCCGCCGCAAGCAATGA